AGAGGAGTAATAAAATGACAGTCCTATCGATAGATCCGGCCTGGGCGAAGCCTATGGCATATGCTGTCTTTGATGATGGTCAGCTTGTGTATCATGGCAAGTTTACACATACTAGGGAGTTATTCGTCACGAAAGCCGATTTTGTTGTTACCGAGGATCCGTACCTCGGTGGAAATGCGATTCCTTTTTCAAATAATAAATGGGTGAATTCCTTCAAGCAGCTATGCTTCGCCGTTGGGATGATCGCTCTAATGGCTCAGGCAATGGAGGCGGATTTCAAACTCATCCGACCGGTAGATTGGAAGTCCTTCTACGAGCTCACAAAAAAGACGCCGCCATCTATCCAAGAGACGATACGGGCGCAGCTCACTGGCGGGGTACTCGACGAGGATATACAGGACGCGATCCTGATCGGGACGTACTATATCGATCATGTTATGGTAGGGGCGGGGATTTGAAAAAGACCAAAGAGATTTCGACAGACGATGCACAGATTATTGACTGCTATTTCGTCTGTGATAAATGCGGACGGGAGACGGATCACGGTATCTTAACCGGTTGCGGACGGACAATGCTAAAGCTTTGCTATAAATGTGCAAAGGAAATAAACTCACGGGAGGGGAACATTGATACAACACGCTGACGGTTATTTGATTACATTATTGAGTGGTCGAAAGCTATTCATTGAGACAAACCACTATGAGGAGGATGCCGAGGGGAACATTATCTTTCAAGGGAACCATGCTTTCGAGATTGCGCTAATCCAGAAGGGGCAAGGACAGATCGAATGTCTCGCACTGAAGGTATATAAGACACCGCTCAAAATCACATGGTCCAAGATTTATAAACATGCGATCATAAGCAAAGAGAAGATAGACGAGTCCAGCTTTATCTACGAAACGATCATCAAGGCGCGATCGAATATTATAATCCCGAAAGGGGTGAATATTGGAAAAACAGAGCAAGGAGGGGGAAAGTAGCGTGTCTGCAGAATCCAATGATCGCAAAATAGCGAAGCATTTCCTCGAAGAAGAGATAAAGGTAAAGGTATACGAGCTCGCTAACTATTACGACAAGGATCGTCTGACTGTAGAAATAAATCTTGACAAATCTTTGAATAGCGTTAAGATTAAGATCACAGAACACGAATAATTCTCCAAAAGCCCGGACCACCGGTAAAGACGACCCGTGCTGAGGAGGATATCTCACAAGCTTACGTGAGGTATCCCTCTCGGTGCGGGTCTTTTTTTGTGCATTGAGGGGGATCATGGCAATCTTCAAATCGAGCAAAAAAACAACCAAGAAACCAGTGAAGAAAAAACCCCCTGTTAAAAAATCCGTAAAGAAAGAACCGACCCTCAAAAAGAAATCCGGACCTAAAACGAAATATAATCCGCTCTACCATCCTACGATGATTCGACTGGCCGCGCAGACTGGCAAGATCAATGACGAAATAGCGAAAGAACTCGGCATTTGCAAAAAGACCCTTCAGACCTGGAAGAATCTTTATCCGGAAGTTGATGAGGCGTTAGCTCGAGGAAAAGAGGAACCGAATAAACTCATTGAGCAGGACGCTTTCGATTGTGCTCATGGTTATTACTATACAGAAGAACTCGCAAAGTTCTATAGGGGCAAATGGTATAAAACCACTATTCGTAGATATGTACCTAAGAACCATGTGGCTCTTATTTTCTGGCTCAAGAATCGTGATCCTGAGCACTGGAAAGACAGGCATGACGTAACAATCAATATTGAAAAAATGGAAGAAATGATTCGTGCCTTTGAGGGGGTTCAATAACGTGTGGAATATACAGCAAAACAAGAAGATATCATTCGTTATGAAAGGCAAGAACATCCGCTTATTACTATATGTGAGGGTGCGGTACGGTCAGGAAAAACCGTAATTAATATTGATCTTTTCAATATGCACATAATGAAACAGTGCAATCTGAGACGTGACTTTATTATTACTGGTCATACAATCGGCTCGATTGAACGAAACGTCTTCACCGAATGGGAAAAGCGGTGGGGACTCCGGATAAAACTTGATCAGCATAACCGATTCGACCTATATGGGAATAAGGTCAATTGCTTTGGGGCTGACAAGTACGACAGCTATCAGCACATGACTGGTATGACGAGTCACGGTTGGTATGCCAACGAAGTCACGCTACAGCATCGGAATACGATCATTGAGGCTTTCAATCGGTGTAGTGGTGAAGACGCGCGGATGTTTTGGGATACGAACCCGGATTATCCTGAACATTTAGTCAATACTGACTATATCATGAAATCGGAAGATCGGCTTGAAAATGGTCGGATTCGGATCAAGTCATGGCATTTTCAGCTCGAGGACAATACGTTCCTCGCGCCGGAATTTATTGAGAATGTCAAGGTTACAACCCCGCCGGGAATGTGGTACAACCGGCGAATCAAGGGAGAATGGGTTGCTGCCGAGGGGCTCGTTTACGAGGGCTGGAATCCGAAGGTTCACGTAATTAAACCGTTTCGTATTCCTGATGATTGGCAGAGGATACGAGGTATTGACTGGGGTTTTGTCAATCCGTTTGTGATGCTCTGGGGTGCGATAGATCATGACGGTAGGTTATACATCTATCATGAATATTATGTTGATCACACCCTGATCAAGGATTTAGCTCGGCATATTAACAGTGTTCCCGGGAAATATTTATGGACTGTGGCCGACCATGATGCTCAGGACAATGCCGAGATCAAGCAGTATGGCATTGTAACGAGACCGGCACAGAAAGACGTTTTGATCGGCATCCAGAAAGTAGCTGAACGTCTTGTCGTTCAACCTGACGGATTGCCGAGATTAATGATTTTTGATACTTGCCCTAATACGAAAAGGGAAATGGGAAAATATTGCTGGTTAGAACAAAGAGAAGGAAGGCCGGCCAAAGAAGAGCCCTTGAAAGTCGATGATCATTGTCCTGATGATATTAGGTATATGGTGATGGAGCTCGATCATTCGACATTATTTGATATTTATCCAATTGAATCTTTTCCAGGAACTAAATAAATGCAGGATACACAAAGCATAATTGCTCTGATTAAACGAAATGCCGAGAAGGTGAACGGTGATATCATAAGGCAAATTATTAAGGACGAAGAAGAGGAACACAATCGGCGGTATAAATTATACATGCAATATAAACAATCAGAAGATCATGTGGCTATATATGACAGAACCTTTGAGGATGAAAATAAAGTAAATAGGAAACTCCCGAATGACTTTTTCGGAGATATTGTGGATACAAAAGTAGGATACCTGGCAGGCAGGCCCATTACATATCAATTAGATAAAAATCCTTATATGGCTGAGGATCAATTGGATGAAGTCCAGTATGACAAAGATATGGCAGTGGTTAATGATTTTCTTAAATACAATTCAATAGCAGACATCGATTCTGAGATATTCAAATTCAGCGCGATCTGTGGTATCGGTGGAAGACTATTATATATCGACAAAGAAGGCAATGCAAAGTTAATGAATTTGAAACCGTGGGAAGTAATTTTCATATTCGATCGATCAATAAATGAATTGCAGTATGCGGCGAGATATTATGATATAACATATCACGAAAGCGACGGTACTTCCGGTACTCGAAAAAGAGTCGAGTGGTATGATAATAAAAATATAACGTTTTGGCTTGAAACAAAAGATAAAGACTATGGCTTAGATCCTACCGAAAAACCCAATCCCAGACCTCATCTGTTTGACAAAGTGCCTGTTTTCGCATATCCGAATAATACAGAATGCCAATCTGATGTTGAGAAAGTTTTGGAATTGATTAATGGATACGATAGGACCCTATCAGACGTAAACAGTGAGATCGAGCAATTCAGATTAGCCTATCTCGCTCTATATGGTTACACCCAACCCGACCAAGAAATCATAGATAAAATCAAGAAAACGGGTGTATTTGGAATCGATAAAGATGGCAAAATGGAATTCGTTACAAAAGAATTGGATGATGCAGCAATAGAGCATCATTTGGATCGATTACAGCAAAGTATTTACTACCTTTCCAAATCGGTCAATTTCAATGATGAACAGTTTGGGGGGAATCTTTCGGGTGTGGCAATGAAGTTTAAAGTATTTGGACTGGAAAGCAAAAGCATAGTAGCGGAAAGGAAATTTCAAGGAACCAGTCGGACAATGTTCAATCTGTTGACTGAAATGTGGAAAGAGAAAGGAATGGCTGATATAGACCCTCTTGATATCACTATGCAGTTCACCAGAAACTTTCCGTTAAATCTCGGCGATGAGGCAGATGCTACCATGAAACTGAAAGGCATGGTATCTGAGAAGACACGGCTATCATTACTATCATTTATCGAGGATGCAGACAAGGAATTGAAACAGATGCAATTGGAATCAGAAGGCACGATTGATTTGGATGAAATTGAAGAAGAGGAAACCGAGGAAGGTATTAAAGAATAATGGCATTTAATCATAAAAAGGAAAAGGCAAAGATCAGTGCTGTTTACGAAAAAGCAGTAAAGGGGACAAATAGAAAATTGGCTATAGAATATAAAAAGAGCTTGGATGAAATCAGATTGGAATTGTCGAGGATTTATGAGAAACATTCAAAGAAAGGC